AATGACGGAATGAAGACCAAAATTGCAGGCAAAAGTAGGACAACTAAGGCAAATTCGTCTTTCCAGCTTCCATCAGTAGCATCAGCCATAGACTTTTCCCACTCGACTTCGCCAGCTGCAACTCTCTCTGCAACTTTAGCTTTAGCCATAACAGTGGCAACTTTAGCTTTACCTTCTGCCTTTGTCTTCTCAACCTTATTATCCATCCAGCTAGTCGCTAGATTTGCAATAGGTCCAATTAACGCTGCGAACATTTACAATCCTTCTTGGAAAATCTGCTGTCTATCCAAACCTTACCATAGTATAAGATAAAAAGCCAAAATGTAAATAGTATACCTTCTAAGTACGATAAATCATTCCACGCATCTAATACCATATTTTCCATTTACTTACCTTTCGTTGCATTGTTTAACGAATCAATTACATCATCAATGTTGGGCTCTTTGCCCCAAGGATTATAAATACATTTATATTGCTTTGGGCACCAACTCTCAATCATCATTTCATATGTTCGATTGTTTCCTTCATAAATGCAAGCCATCTGTTTTGTTTTTGATTTTATTCTTTTTTTTAAACGGCATGTTGTATACTTCTTTTTCTCAATCTTACCTTGATTCTGTAGCTGTTGTTTTGTGTATTCTTTTGATTTGTATTCATATGCATGTGCTTTGTTAAACCAAACAGAAGCAACAAGTAAGGCAAAACCGCCAACAATTCCTGCAACAAGAAGCCATGTGATAGCCTCACCAATCTGTCTTCTCATTTGTTGTTGTTTGTATATTGTCTCTTGACGTTGTTTTCTGATTTGACCTTCCATCTGCAATAGCTCATCATAAGCTCCAGGCCCGTGAGTCATATTCAAAAATACCTTGAGCTCGTACCTTTGTTCCTCAAGTTTCTTTTTTGCAGCGTATGCAGCCATTGCCGCTTCCTCAATAGAACCTGCTTTAAACAATTTACCAAACAAGGGAGGATTCTTCGCTTGCTTCTCTGCGTTGTCAACATCTGATACGGCTCCCATCCAACGTCCAATATCTCCCGACATTTGTTCAATGTCACGACCTACGGCAAATCCTTGCTTGATTGCACTAAAAGCTTTTGATGCCACGCCAACGGCTAATGATATAGTTACTGGATCCATATCCAGATTATATCATAGGTTACTTACCTTTCAAAGATGCCGCAGTATTTATACGATAGATATTAACATCGTTCCTATCGTTGGCAATTTCTTCTTGAAGTTTTTGTCTTTGTTGAGCTAACTCATAAGCTTGTTGTAATTTAGCTTGATCAACAACAAAATCCATTTGATCATTCATTGTTTTACGTTGTAGCTCGGCAGTATCATTTTCTAGCTCTTTCTTTCTAATATCCACCAATGGATCTTCTGGTGTTGGTGGTGCTAGAGCTGGCATTATCTCATTTAGAATCTCACCAACTTGTTGAGCGATTGCCGCTTCAATGGCTGCTGGATCCATCTGTGGAACTTGTTGACCAGCCATTTGAGCTTCTTGCATTGTTTTCTGAAAGAATGTGGTTACTTGATCACGGGCCATCATACCTACATGTTCTTGTACATGAGCTTGTAACATGATGTATCCTTGTGGATTTGCTTGTGATGTTTGACTAGATAGCATAGTTATATGTGCTCTAACATGAGCTTCATGATCTTGATCTGGAAATGCTTGTAAAGGCATGTTTTTCATTGCATTTCCGTTCTCGGTTGCTGGGTCAATTGGTTTAGGCTGTGGTTTTGGTGGTAGAATAGCCTCAATATTCTTGATATCCAAAGCATCATACATACGTCTATACGCTTCATTTACGTTATGTATCTCTGGAGCTGCTTGAGCTAGTTGTAATTGTGTTTGAGCCAGTGATAATCGCTGTGACATAGAGAAAATGTTCGGATCGGACACTGGAAGTATGTCCACACGACCATCAAAGTCGGCTTGCATGGTCTCTGGAGGCACATTTCCAACAAAATAAGGGTATGGAACTGGATTTTCGGCAAAAATCTCGGCTAACATGCGAAATTCTTGCTTTTGAGCGTAATGTAGTCGCTTATGTATGCTCGAAATGATCTTTGAGCCTTGCTCAATCAAGGCAACAGTCGTTCCAACGGGTGCTTGAGAGTTTACATCCGCTGTTTTTGCGTCTGCAACCTGTGCGAAACGTCTACCAGAGTCAACAACTACACCTAAAAGGTTAGCTAGTGTGGCTGATGGCTCTTTATATGGCAGTGGGATAATTGAGTTTTTGAGATCTCCGCCTGGGACATCGATATCTCTGAACTCGCCAGGATTAAGAGGCTCGTCATCGTTACGAATACGAACACCCCTCGATTTAAAACCTGCTGGAAGATTTGATAAAGTACCTGCATCTATTAACTGCCTCAAAATTGATGTGGCTGCACGAGACAAACCACCGATTGTGTGTAATAAACCAAGTCCGTAAAATCCAAAACCCGGTAAAAACTTAAAATGTACAAAATATTGTCTTTTTCTTTTTAGTGGGTCTTGTTCTCTAAAGTTTCTAGAAATCGATAACACTTTTCCAGAATTCTGATCAATGGTGACAATATAAGGCAACATAATACCCGAAGAATTCCCCTCCATATCCTTGTCTTCAAAACCCTCCAAGTCCAAGTCAATGTGGCATTCCAATAAGGTGTAAGAGTCATCAGAATAATTTGGACGTAATCCCAACAACTCATCAGCACGCTCTTGGATAGCTCCTTCATCTTCACTGTCATCTGTTTCAGATAACTCAACATCTCTATAAACTCCTGCTACTTGTAATTTACGAATGTCATTATATGACATTCTAACAACATGTGTAACCCTTTCTGCTGTTCTTAAATCAGAAGCTGAATATGGAACAATCATATCTTCTGCTGGAACAAACTTGGAAACGGCTCTCTGTTTGGTTTCATCAAAATAAACTTTTTTAAATGTGGATCCAGTAAGTGGCAAATAAAATAACATTTGATCTGTGTCTGGGTCATACTCTTCCATGATCTCAGTTATCTGATAATTCATAAAATCTTCTACACGCTGGGCTTGTGCTTCTGTTTCTTGTGTAGGTGCTCCCAGTATTTGAGTTTTTACTGGTCCGCCACTTGGTAACATTTCTTTGTAAGATTGTGCTTGAAATTGTGTCACAGCTTCACTTAATAATGGATGCGTTACACCACTTGCACCTAAGAAAGGTTCACTTCTATCTTCATAATTTATACCAAGAAGTCCTAATCCTTTTGATATGGCTTCTTCCCAATCTTCTCTTGACTCTACGTCTTCACGAAATTTAGCTTGAATATCAGATGATAGTTCTCCAAGAATTGACTCATCAAGAACCTCTGCGAGATTGGCATCATGTCTATATTCTTCGGTTTCAATTTCCATTGCCTCTTCATCTGCTAACTCAATTCCTTCTGGCAGAACATCTTGACTATCATCTAACTCAATGGCAAGACTATCCTCTTCGGGCATCACTTGACCCCCCGCTCCCATCGACTCTTCTACCATCCCCGCTATTTGTCTTGGTTCTATAGCCATTAACTTACCTTTCTAAATTTCTCAAATAAACCACCCTTTTTATATTGAGCAATTGCTTTACCCTTTGCATCCTTGTTAAATATTAACTTAGTTACGGGTCTTTTTGAAGGATAAACTTGTCCTGACTTACCTTTATATTTCATAGGGTAGTCTTTTACAAGAGTTGCTCCCATTTCTTTTGCTATCTCTTCTAATACTTTTTTAGGTATAGCCTCATATTTATTTAATCCAAACGTATTAATATTACCACCTCTTCCACCAGGAACTTCATACATATCTTTTCTATGAGGTATTATAATTCCATCTAAACCTTTTTCTCCAGTTATTGGATTAGGCATTTCGTTCATAGCATAATGTATTAAATTTCTATAGCTAAATCTATCGGCTGAGGAACTTTCTCCAAAAGCAGGTGTTCTAAATATCATTTTACCAGTGTTAATAGCTTCGATTAAATCTTTAATTTGTTGTGGATCTGCATTGCCAATATCACCAGATAATAACGAAAGTCTTCTTGCTAATTCTTTGCCGTCTGGATCATATCCTTCAAATGCTTCTTTTGCTTTTTTTTCATCTTTTTTGAAAATATCTAAAAATCTAGCAGAATCAAAAATATCTTTTTTTATGGTTTTAAGTGAAGGCCCATCATAGGTTCTTTGTAAAGTTTGTTGAGCCACTATTTGTTCATAAATATTAGGATTAAAATTTGATATAGATGAAAAACTTTCGACATCAGAAGGAAGATTAAGTTCAGTTGGATTTATCAATTTAAAGGTAAAAGCGTTTGCTAAAGTTTTTCTTATATCATTTAATCTGTTGTCTCGATTAGTAAATGGTTCTGTTGTTGGTACATCAGTATTATCAATAATATCACCCGTGCCTAAGTTATATATTTCGGGAGCAAAAACGGGAACAAAACCTAGCTCTTTTTCAAATTTATTCATTAGCTGTTTATTAGCTAACATTGCCGTATTCTTAGCTTTATTCGAAAGCATATCTCGAACTATTTTTGCATTCTCAGTAAACTCACCTACAGAGTCTTCAAATCCTCTGTCGCTTAAATTTATTTGATCTAATTCGTTTTTATGTTTTTTTCTAACTTCATTAGCAGTTTTTCTTGCGATTATATTAGCTGCTTGCCTGTTTAAAACTTCTTTTGTTATGACGTTCTTTACCATGCGATAAATTTCAGAAGGCTTTATATCTCTACTTAAAGCAGTTAAAATAAAACTGTCTATATTTTGAGTGTGATTTGCTAGAGCTGCCGCCTTTTCATCAGGTGGCATTTTGTTTATTTCTTTCCTTCGTTTCCATGTTGTGCCGTCCGCTTGTCCAGTATCTTGAAAATCTTGAGTTTGCACCATTTGAGCTATTGTAGTTTTTGTTTTACTGTCATCAAAACCATCTCTTTCTATGCTGCCTTGAAGAAAATCCATTACAGCTTCAAAATCATTTCTTTTAAAATCATCTGCGGGATAGTGCTTTCCATTGTGAGATTCTTTAGGTATTAAAACAGCATCATCTCCTTTCATCATATGATTATTCAAAAATAATGGATGAGGTTGAGAACCAAAGACAGGTTGATCATTTACAGCTCTTTGACTTATTTGCGGGTCCACTTCAAGATCTTGTCCGTAATATACATGAATCGGTTCTTCTCCGTGTAAACCACCTGATTCTCGTAATAATTTATTTTGGGCATAACCGGGCATAAAAGAAGGCACACCATCTAAAAATGTGTAAACAGGATTGAATTTTTTTTGAAGACCCGTTCTCATTATAGATTCACCATCTCTCAATTTTATAGCAAGAATAGCTTGATTTAATGCTTTTCTTCTTAGTAACATTTCACGATACTTAGAAATATCTCCTCCCGTAGCACCGTAGTCATAAAACTCATCTTTTAAATTTCTAATAAATCTTAGGTATTGACCTTCGTTATATCTTTCTTTTCTTCTTTCACTAGCTCTGTAATAAGCATCTTTGGCATCTCTACTAATACTGCTTGCTTCTATAGTTGGAGCTCCATTTCGAACAAAATTCTCCTCTTCAATATTATTTATGTCAATATTGAATTTAATTTTATCATCTATTGTTTTAAAAAACTTAGGTAAAAACTCTTTTGTAAATTCGTGCTCTTGTTCTTCTAGTCCTTCTATTTTATCTTGAACAAATTCTAAATCTCTTAGATCTTTTTCTGACTGCACATTTGCATCATATCTATCTGACTCCATTTGAGTCATCTCTCTAGCGTTTTCATATTCTTCTTTAAGTGCCTTTTTATCTTCTTCGTAAGTAATAAGGGAATCTTCTGGCTTGGAATCTATTGTAGCCCCCTTTGCTTCATCAAGAGTTCTCATGTCACTAGGTGTTAAGATATGTCGTGTAGGTGCTTTATCAAAAGACCACGCTCCGGGCTCTGGTAAAAGACTATCTAATTCTTTTTCATACTGTCTTTGATTATCACTTTGTGTTTCTGAAGGTTGAGCCAGAACTTCGTTGGTTTCATTGTCTACTACAATCTCACCCCTAGTATGAGCTTGTGCTGTGGGCTCACCTTTACTAGGATCAAATCCTATAGTTCCAGTAGTATCTCCTGAATCAATAATTGAATCAGTTTCATAGTATTTATGAAAAGGTACACCTGTCGATTTTCTATCAATTAATTGTCCAAAAGGATCATTGTAGCCTAACTGTTCAGCTAAAGAATCAAGTTCTTTTACAGTGCTCGGTTCATTCTTCAAAAGCCATGCGTCTATGTCTTCTTGAGTAGGATCGGTTCCTCCACCTTCATTGCTTATATTTTGTCTCGCTCTTATTTGTGCATCACTTTGCTTTTGTTGAAATTTATCATCGTCTTTCTTTGTTGGAAAAGGAAACCTTGTTCTACCTAAAACCGTCTTTTGATTTGGTGTAAATTGAATAATACCAAAGTCGTCATAAACAGTATCAAACTTACGATCAGGCGTATTAGGAGCACTAGTAAAACCTTCAACAAGTTGTGGAATTCTTTGTAAATACTCTAAACTGTTGGAACTATATGTTCCGTGAGCTCTTTCTCCTCGACTACTTAAAAGCAGTCTAGTTTTTAATTCTGGTCTATAGTCTTTATATTCATTTAATAGTTCTTCTTTAGAAAATTTATTATCTAAATTTTTATATAAGAAATCTTCTAGACCAGACTGATATAGCTCTCCACCTTTATTAGATGCTATAGTTCCATCTTGTTTATTAAATGTGAATGTTGGAGACGGCCCTTTAATTGTAGCTGGGTTTCCTTCACTATCTAGAACGGGAACAGTTTCAATTAAATCAGCGGGTGGTACTTCTCCTGCTTTTTTGGCTGCGATAAATCTGTCTT